CCAACTAAGTTAAAAGAAGTGTTTGGATCGGATGCTCCAACAGACTTTGATTGGACAGAATACTCTGTGATTCGTATGCCTGTTAATACCCTACCAGACGGATTTATGGATGATGGTCAGGTTAGTAGAGCAAAAGCCACTGTACATTCTGGAATATATAACATGGAGTATGGAGCGTGCTTTACAACAGATAGTCAGGGATTCTTTAAAAGAAGTCTATTAGAAGGATGCACAACAACTCCAACTAAACCAGTAAAGCTTCCATCTGGAGAGGTTTCGTTTGAATCGCTTTTAAAGGGTTCTTCAGAGCAAAGATACATATTTGGTGTAGATCCGGCTTCTGAGGTGGACAACTTTAGTATTGTTGTTTTAGAGGTCAGAGAAGATCATAGACGTATCGTACATTGCTGGACGACAAACCGACAGCAGCACAAAGACAAGCTTAAATCAAAAATAGTAGATGAAGACGATTTTTATTCATACTGTGCAAAAAAAATTAGACAGCTAATGAAAGTATTTCCCTGCTCTGAGATAGCTCTTGATGCTCAGGGTGGTGGTATTGCCGTTATGGAGGCTCTTCACGATAAAGATAAGATACCAGAAGGTGAAGTTGCTATTTGGCCAGTTATTGATGAGAATAAAGCCAAAGATACTGACGACCACTCCGGATTACATATATTAAAGCTTTGTCAATTTGCTAAGGCTGATTGGTTAGCAGAAGCGAATCACGGATTAAGAAAGGACTTTGAAGACAAAATATTGCTTTTTCCATTTTTTGATTCAGCAAGTATTGGACTATCTATTGAGCACGATAAGGTTTCTGGGCGAAAATACGATACGCTTGAAGATTGCGTAATGGAGATCGAGGAGCTTAAGGACGAACTATCCATGATAGTTATGACACAAACGGCTACCGGTCGTGAAAGATGGGATACTCCTGAAGTGAAGGTGGCAGCAGGAAGAAAAAGTAGACTTCGTAAAGATCGTTATTCGTCTTTGTTGATGGCGAACATGTCTGCCAGAAACTTGATAACAAAAAAGGGTATTTCCAAATTTAATACAATCGGCGGTTTCGCGCAAAAAGACAGTAGTTCCAAGTTTGAAAACGAACAACTTTATCACGGACCTTCTTGGTTTGCGGAAAAAATGCAGGATGTGTATTAGCTTGTGTATAATAGTATTGAGAGTAGCATTAACAATAACATTGACCGGAGATTAATATAAATGTCTAAATCACCACTATATAGAACGTGGGATAGCGATTCCCAAAAACAAGATGCCTACTTGCAAACCTCTGATGCGATTGAGGCTTATGATGGAATCCAAAAGGCTGTAGCATATGGAAGAAGAACCAGCTACATAGACATAGAGCCAAACAGATCTGTAAGAACAGGCTTTAATCGCCAAGACTATGACAACTTCCGACCGGGAGAGTCCGTATCTAGCCATCAGAAAAGAATCATTAAGCAAAGTATGCAGGCTTATGATAGGGTTGGCATTATTCGTAATGTTATTGATCTTATGAGCGATTTTTCCTCACAGGGACTTACTCTAGTACATCCAAACAAAACTATAGAAAAATTCTACAGGAAATGGTTTAACCAAGTTAATGGTGTCGATAGATCTGAAAGATTTTTAAACTACCTTTATAGATGTGGTAATGTTGTTGTAAAAAGACGCACGGCAAAACTAAATCGCAAAAAAGAACTAGAGCTTAGGCGTGCCGCAGGAGCGGACGTTAAGATTGAAGACATTAAGGTAAATCGAAGAGAGGTTCCTTGGACTTATGATTTTTTAAATCCGTTAGCTATTGACGTAAGAGATTACGGTACGCAGGTGGTGGGTAAGCCTGAGTTTGTTTTAAATCTATCTAAATACACTTATGAATCTCTCGTCAAAGGTACAAATACAAACAAGACAATTTTTAAAACACTTCCAAACGACTTGCAGAAAAGACTAAAGAGTGGAGATAGAACCATCCCTCTTGATGAAGATAAGGTAAGTTTTTACCATTATAAGAAAGACGACTGGTTGCTTTGGGCAAACCCTATGATATATGCAATTCTTGACGATATCATTATGCTCGAAAAGATGAAACTTGCAGACTTAGCAGCTTTAGATGGTGCTATTTCAAATGTGAGACTTTGGACAGTTGGTGACTTAGATCATAAAATTATTCCAACAAAGGCCGCTATAAATAAGCTTCGGGACATACTGGCAAGTAATGTTGGTGGTGGAACAATGGACTTGGTATGGGGGCCAGAGCTTAAGTTTTCAGAAAGTCAGTCTCAAGTTTATAAGTTTCTAGGCGCTGAAAAATACCAGCCCGTTCTAACTAGTATATACGCTGGGCTTGGAATTCCTCCGACTTTAACAGGAGCTTCTGCTAGTGGTGGATATACAAACAACTATGTATCACTGAAGACTCTTATTGAAAGACTTGAGTACGGAAGAGAGATACTTTCTCAGTTTTGGAGACAAGAGATTGAGCTAATTAGAAAAGCTATGGGCTTCAGATTTCCGGCAGAAATCCACTTCGATTCAATTGTTCTTTCCGATGAAGCGGCAGAAAAAAATCTTCTCATACAGCTTGCAGACCGAGACATTATATCCACCGAAACCCTACTCGAAAGATTTAGGGAGCTTCCGGGTATTGAAAAAATTCGTGTCCGTCGTGAAGAAAGAGAGCGTACGAATGATAAAAACGCTCCTAAAAAGGCTGGACCTTATCATAATCCTCAGCACAAGGATGATGTTGCTAAAATAGCATTAACCAAAGATGTGCTGGATTCTGACCAGTATCTAGACAAGCTTGGCCTTCCTCCGGTTTCGGTTGAAGAAAAAGACGTGGTTGAAACAAACACTACCAAGCAAGAAGAGGAGTATTCTCCAGAAAACGAAGGTGGACGACCTAGATTTTCTAGAGATACAACTAAGCGAAAACAGAAAAGGGTTCTTCCTCGTAGTGGAGATGCTACAACAGCAACTTTATGGGCTGTTGAGGCTCAAAACAAGATATCAGAAGTTGTGTCCCCAATTGCTCTTTCGCACTTCAATAAAAAGAACGCTCGCAGCTTAAACAAGGCTGAGGTTGATCAACTAGAGTACTTAAAGATGTGCATTCTTACAGGTATGACTCCATATATGGAAATAACCCCGGAAGTCGTTAAAGACTTGTTGGACAGAGGCACAAAACCATCCAATGATTTCAATTCTTTAGTTGAGGCGAAAGTTAATTGTTTTAACTCTGCAAATAGCAAGCAGCCTAACAGCTCTGAAATGAAATATATACACGCTTCCGCGTTCGTAGAAATGCATGATTTTGACCAATAATTACCAAAGATTTTATTTTTTGTGTATTATGGAACGGAGGCTTTTATATAATGAAAATATATCAATCTGAAATTAGCGACGGTTTAGCTGACATACTATCCAAAGAAACAAGCGTTGCTTGTTGTGGTATTGCTCAAACATATAAACCAGAAACATCAACAGAAGAGGTCGATAACCTAAAGAGGGTTATCGCTCAAAATTCTAATGAAGTTTCCGTCGCCCAGAATGAAGACCAAATAGACTTATACTATCTTAAGTCCATACTTGTAAGTACAGGATGGAATAAGAATGATGATGTGTTTGATCCTAAAGAATTATGGGATGCAAAAAACACACCAGAAGATAAACCGTTTAACTTCATGCACAATGAAAAAGATATTATCGGTCACATAACTGGCAATAAAGTGGTCGATTACAACGGAGAAGAAATCGACATTGAAAAAGACGATGTGCCAGACAAATTTAATATACTTACCACTTCTGTTATATATACTGAGTGGAGCGATATGGATCAAAGAAACAGAATGAGTAAAATTGTTTCTGAGATCGAGGATGGAAAATGGTTCGTTTCTATGGAATGCCTTTTTCCTGAATTTGATTATGCTCTAACAGCTCAAGACGGCTCCACTAACGTGGTTGCCCGAGATGAAGCCTCAGCATTTTTAACAAAGCACTTAAGATCTTATGGCGGAAGTGGAGAATATCAAAACTATAGAGTTGGCAGATTGTTAAGAAACTTATCGTTCTCTGGTAAAGGCTT